ATCAGAAACTTGGTGCAGTAAGTTGGTATGAGAGTTACTCTAGAAGTAAGGGGCATTATTTTTCATACAGGATCTACTCTAAAAAGATTAGGAAAGAGCGGGGAGATGCCCATATAAAAATGACGGGCAGCCTAAAGTCTGCGCTAAAGATTGCGGGGGAGGTATTTGTCAAAGATGCCCCGAATGTCTTGGTAGAAAAGTTTTATGAGGCGATTAGGTCAGAGATGAGCGGTCTGGTCTACCATGCATCAAACGACATGCAGCATCGGTGCAAACCTTTTTTACAAACTGCGTTTGACTATACAGTTAGCGTAATAAAAGGAAGCCCCATACCCATAGATACAAAACTTTTGCAAGAGGTAACAAGCCCAAGATTTGAGGAAATGCAAAACACTTGCCGAATCGTGGAGTTGGTGGGCGAGAACTTAAAATCTCGGGATGGTGTAATTGTCTATGTTGATAGGGAAGAGAAACTAACCGTGGTGGATTTGCAGGCACATACGATTAGTAAGTTGGAGTCTACCTATGACTTACCTAAGAACTACCAAGAAAAGTTTACTATCTTGAAAGTCATGGAGGACAACCAACCAGTCGAAGGGACAGGCATTAAGATGAAGGTATCCGTTAACGATATGAAGTTACAACTTTTCTACCTTGTCTCAGGGGATGTCATCATCACTCACTAGCAATCTAGTAGTTTAGTCTTATCTAGCAGGACAATCTGACCAAGCGTCAGGTTGTCCTTTTTTATTGGTATTTTTACCTAGTCCCCTTGCTTTTGCTTTTCCCTTGGTGTAATCTTGCGTTAAGTATCTCCGAAGTGAGATAAGAATCTAATACCAAGAGGATATAGTTATGGGGTTTACACCCGAAGGCAAGGTCAAGGCGCGAATCCGTCGCATCTTGGAAATCAATAAAGTCTATCACTTCATGCCCGCAACGGGCGGTTATGGTCGAAGTGGCGTTCCCGACATCATTGGCTGCTACCGAGGTTACTTCTTTGCTATCGAGTGCAAGGCGGGGAACAAGCGCCCTACTGCGTTACAGGAAAAAGAACTCCAGCGGGTTCGTGACTCGGGCGGTCAGGTTTTTGTCATCAACGAAGAGAATATAAAAGACGTCGAGATTTGGCTAAATATGATGACCGTTCCTGAGAAAAGGATGGGTAGCGATGCGTGATAGGTTTGTTAGCCCACAGGTGCGCATATTGCTTGAGCGCATGGATTTGTATCCTGATGAGTTTGTGCGTCCGTTTGAGTCACGCCATTTAGAAACTAAATGGAACGATATATTACACGAGGGTCGTTTTAATCTAATTGAGAAGTTTTTTATTAAGCGTAAATACGTTAGGCTAAAGCGTCAGGCTACGCGAGACGCCATCATGGCTACTATTATGTACAACGAAAAAGAGGATCTTGAGGAGTTACCGCGCAGAAGATGGACAATGAAAGCGATACAAGATGCAATGATGAATAACCCACGCATGAAAATGAAACAAAAATGATCATCACAGTAGACTTTGAGACATACTACGACAGAGAGTTTTCGCTCTCAAAGATGACCACAGAGGAGTATGTGCGTGACGACAACTTTGAAGTCATAGGGGTTGGCGTAAAAGTTGACGATGCCGAGGCAGAATGGTTTAGTGGTACATACTCTGAGACCATGCATTTCCTAGGTAAGTTTAAGTGGTCTGAGGCGTTTGTCTTGGCGCATAACACTATGTTCGATGGTGCGATCCTTACTTGGAAGTTTGGTATAAAACCTATGGCATGGCTAGACACCTTGTGCATGGCTAGGGCAATTGACAACGAAGTATCAAACAGCCTTGCAAAACTTGCAGATCGTCTCGGGGTAGGCCAAAAGGGCAACGAGGTCATCATGGCTATGGGCAAACGACGAGTAAACTTCACCCCCGAAGAACTAGCGCAGTACGGCAAATATTGCTGCAATGACGTAGACCTTTGCTACAACATTTACAACATCCTGAAGCAGAACTACAAACTTAAGGAGCTTAAATTAATTGATCTAACTTTAAAGATGTTTACTGATCCCGTATTACAGTTAAACCTACCCCTGCTTGAACAACACTTGGGGGAAGTTAAACACCGCAAAGAAGTACTGATTGAGAAGGCGATGTCTGACCGCGAGACATTGATGAGCAATCAAAAGTTTGCTATGAAACTAGCGGCCTTGGGCGTGCGCCCCCCGACTAAAATTAGTCTTACCACAGGCAAAGTGGCGTTGGCATTAGCCAAGAGTGACAACGGTTTTAAAGACCTAGCAGAGCACCCAAACGAAGAAGTACAGGCGTTAGTGGCTGCTCGACTTGGGGCAAAGAGCACTTTGGAAGAGACAAGGACAGAACGATTTATTTCAATAGCGAAGCGCGGGAGCCTCCCTGTCCCCCTACGATACTACGCTGCGCACACAGGCAGATGGGGTGGAGACGACAAAGTTAATCTTCAGAACCTACCGAGGAAATCCAAACTCAAAGATGCCATTATCCCGCCCGAAGGCTATGTGCTAATCGATGCCGACTCCTCTCAGATTGAGGCACGGACTGTTGCTTGGTTAGCAGGGCAGACTGATTTGGTAGATGCATTTGAAAACGGCGAAGACGTTTACAGAATCATGGCATCTAGGATTTATCACAGACCAATTGACAAGATCACCACCGCAGAGCGCTTTGTGGGTAAGACGACCATCTTGGGTGCAGGGTACGGCATGGGGTGGAAAAAGTTTCAGGCACAGTTAAAGACTTTTGGCGTTGAGATGACTGACCCACTCTGTAAACACATTGTTGAAACTTATCGGGGGGTGTACCCAAGAATACCGGACTTGTGGTCACAGGCTGATAGTTGCTTAGATGCCTTGGCTAGTGAAGATCTAAAGACCGCTAATTTTGGTATGCAACCACAGGCAGTAAGTTTGCTTCCTGGAGTTGGGTTTGATCTACCAAGCGGACTACCTTTAAAGTACATGAACTTGCGCTCAACCGAAGAGCAAAATCCCAAGAGTGGGGTATGGGAAAAACACTACATATACAACACTCGCAAGGGTACAACCAAGATTTATGGCGGTAAAGTGGTGGAGAACATCTGCCAAGCCGTAGCTCGTTGCGTAATCGGCGAACAAATGCTGCGGATATCTAAAAAATATCGAGTTGTTCTAACAGTACATGATGCAATTGCGTGTATTGTTAAAAAAGAAGAAGTAGATGAAGCAACAGAATACATTACCGAATGTATGAAGTGGCGACCAAAATGGGCAGAGACTTTGCCTTTATCGTGCGAAATTGGACATGGAGATAGTTATGGTGAATGTTAGGGGTGTGCAAGCATATAACAATGTAGCGTCATTACAGGGTGCAACAATGAAAATAGACACAGGATTAAATTACACGGCTCACGAATTGAAAGTAAAAGAGTTACTAAAAGAAGTCCACGTACATTTACTTGAAAACGACCATGTAGCAGCAGCATCCACAATCGAGCAAGCAATCGTTGAATTGCGACTAATGAGGGCGGCTGTAAAAAGCCATGTCAAAGAATGAAATACACTTGGTCATACAGCAGCATCTCGCTGTTTCAGCAGTGCCCCCGCAAGTATTATCGGATGCGGATTGTTAAGGATATTGTTGAACCGCCGACTCCACATCTTGACTATGGCTCAGAGGTTCACAAAGCAGCCGAAGATTATGTGTGTGGGGACAAGTCACTAGACCCTAAGTACGCTTTTATAAAGCCAACGCTAGATGCACTTAAAGCGTTACCCGGCATGAAGTTATGTGAGTACGAGATGGGGCTAACTAAAGACTTTGAGGCGGTTGGGTTTAGAGACGAAAATGTGTGGTTCAGAGGTATTGCCGATCTACTAATTATCGACGGCGATCATGCACACCTTGTGGACTACAAGACTGGTAAGTCATCTCAGTATGCTGATACTAAACAATTAGAACTGCTGGCGCTATTAGTATTCAAACACTTTCCCTATGTTCAGTCTATAAAAGCAGGGTTGGTATTTGTTGTAGCCCAAGACTTAGTCAAAGCCTCATTTGTAAACGATATACAAAAAGATGCGTGGAGCCGGTGGTTGCCTGAGATCCAAAGGCTTGAAGCCGCGATGACAAATGACGTATGGAATGCAAGACCGAATTTTACATGCAGAAAGTTTTGCCACGTAAAAGATTGTGAGCACAATGGAAAAGGACAATGGAGATGACAGCCAAGAAAGTTGAAGAAGTTACTTTCCCTTTAAATGATGTACCTTATGAAATGATTAAATTAGCGTGGCCTTTTAAGACTGCAAAAGAACACAAACTAATTCTTAAATGGGCTAAAAAACAAACCAAGATAAGGAGAATTGTATTTCCATGAGTGCAAATGATGAACAGGTTGGTGGTACGCATTACAAAAGCAAGTCTATTCAGCCTTGGGACTACATAGCCGCAAATAATATTGGGTACTTTGAGGGCAACATCATTAAGTACGTTTCTCGGTGGCAAAGCAAGGGTGGCGTCGATGACTTAAATAAAGCCGCGCACTACCTTGAAAAATTAATTGAGTTGCAAAAGGAGCAATAGCATGTCATACGAACTAGACTACAGGGCACAGGGTACAGCCAATCGTAGGTTGCTATCTGCAGTTGTGGCTTTAGCAATTCAAGATGCGCAATCAAAACCTCGCAGAATGGGGAGATTACGCATACCCACAGATGAAGCAATTTCTGCAATCTATTTTTTGTTTCAGCATTCCAATACTTATTTGAGCATTTTAGACATAGATCCTCAGCAGTTTCGTGAAAGACTATTAAAGTTGATGTTTGACATGAATAAAAAAGTCTCTCAGTTTGAACCAATTAAGCGTCGAAACTTTAGATACAACTACGAATGGATGCGGCGTAAAGAAAACATACTAGACCTAACCAAGGCTTATGAAGCAGAACTTGAAAAACTAGATGAGGATGAGGCTGTATGACTACTCAAACTTGTGCACCCCGGCACCCGTCAGGTCTGACATGGGAGAGATGGAATTGGCCTTTTAAGACACCGCAAGAACGGCAACTCGTAGCAAAGTATTTTAACCGAGTAAAAAAGATAACCGACAAAGAGGAAAGACAAAAGATGCTAAACGAAATAGGAGAGGCTTTGCTATGAAAAAACCGCCCGTCAAGTCTTACTGCGGGGGCAAGCCTAACTACTGCACCCCAGAAGAAACCCCTCATGTCGATGCCGTAAACATACCGCAAGAACATGTTGATGAAACGGCAAAACGTGGACATGAGCCTGTGGCGTGGATGCACCTAGAAAATGGGGAAGTTACAGATTTTTTTGATAAAGACTACAAAGAAGAATGCGAAGAATGTGAGCACTGCGTACCACTTTACACCGCACCACCAAAGCGTGAATGGCAAGAACTAAATGTAAACGAAGTAATTGAAGTAATTAGCGAAAACATAACTGACCCAAGTCCCGAGTTACTACAAGAACTTTATGGTTTGGTAGCAAGTGTAGATATATGGTTACAGGAGAAGAACAGTGGCAATTGAGATGACTGACTTTGAGGAGAAGGTGTGGAAGTATCTACTCTCTCACCCTAAAACCCCCGTTCAAGCAAAGACGATTGCAAAAGAGTGGATCGTAAGTAAACATAAGATAGCCCGAACCCTAAACAGGTTTGTCGAGAACGGGATTGCCGACATAGTGCGTATCGGCGCCAAGAAATTTTATAAGGTGAAAGAATGAGCCTTTACAAACGCATGTTGTTGGACGACACCAGAAAACTTGAAGTCGAGATCGAACGCCTAAAGAAAGAAGTCGAGCATTGGAAACAGGCGTACCACAGGGTCAAAACCGAGAACGAGCGGCTGTCCCTTGACTTAGGTATCAAAGATAATCCACAATTTGGGAAACCTTACTAGGAGACTATCATGCCTTATGCAAACAAAGCTGACCGCAACTATAAGCAAGAATATGAGAATTATGACGGTACTGAAATAGTCAAGAAAAAGCGTGCCGAGCGTAACCGAGCACGGCGAATCATGGAAAAGGCTGGCAAAGTTAGCAAGGGAGATGGTAAAGACGTACACCACGTTAAGGCTCTATCCAAAGGTGGTTCGCATAAAGACGGTTTAAAAGTCACATCAGCGGCCAGTAATCGTTCGTTTGATCGTGACTCCAAACAGAAGTTAATTTCAGAAGTTAGCCCACGGGAAAAGAAGCGTGCAAATAATAAATGACCGGATACTGCTAGTTAAGACTAAGTTTCCTAGCCGTATTACAGAAACAATCAAGAAGAGTAAAGTTGTACAAAAAGAAGGGGAAGTTAGTGAGGTAGCCGTCAACTGGGGGCTGTCTGAAGCCCAAGCTTTGCGTAAGTTACGGATTAAAAAAGTACCGTCCCCAATTCAGCGTGACTACGATTGGCCGGGGCTACATAAGCCAATGGAGCATCAAAAAGACACAGCGTCGTTTCTGACCCTACACAAACGGGCGTTCTGCTTTAACGAGCAGGGTACTGGCAAAACAGCCTCTGCCATATGGGCTTCTGATTACCTGATGAACGCAAAGATTATTCGTCGGGTGCTAGTTATCTGTCCCCTATCTATTATGCAGTCCGCATGGCAGGCAGACCTATTTAAGTTTGCAATCCATAGGCACGTAGACGTTGCTCATGGGGCTAAACAAAAAAGAGCCGAAATCATCAACGGCGGGGCAGATTACGTCATTATTAATTTCGATGGGGTAGAGATTGTAAAAGACGATATCAAGAACGGGAAGTTTGACCTAATTATTATTGACGAGGCAAATGCCTATAAAAGTTCCCGCACTCAGCGCTTCAAGGTAATGAAAGACATTATCGAACCGACCACATGGTTATGGATGATGACCGGCACCCCTGCTGCGCAGTCTCCGCTTGATGCTTATGGGCTTGTCAAACTGTGCATACCCGAAAGAGCGCCGATGACTTTGGGTGGGTTTAGAGATACTGTTATGTATCAACTGACTAGATTCAAGTGGATACCAAAGCCGAAAGCAAACGAAGTCGTGCATGATCTATTGCAGCCAGCCATTCGGTATACAAAGGAAGAATGCCTTGACTTGCCAGAAATGCTTTACACATCTCGGTATGTCCCCATGACCCCGCAGCAAGAGAAATACTACCGGCAACTAAAGAAAGATATGCTTATTGCCGCTGCTGGAGAAGAGGTGTCGGCTGTCAACGCTGCCTCAAGCCTGACTAAATTACTACAGATTTCAGGCGGTGCGGTCTACACCGACAACGGCAACGTAATTGAATTCGATGTATCAAGCCGTCTCAAGGTAATTCAAGAAGTAGTTGAAGAAGCCTCGCATAAGGTATTGATTTTTGTACCTTTTACTCACACTATTAATCTACTAAAAGACTACCTTACCAAACAAGGTATAGAGTCAGAGATTATTAACGGCTCTGTAAGTGTCAATAAACGCACAGACATCTTTAAGCGCTTTCAGGAAAACCCTAACCCCAAAGTTTTACTAATACAGCCACAAGCTGCCGCACATGGAGTAACATTGACTGCTGCAAACGTTGTTATATGGTATGCCCCAGTGACATCTATTGAGACATACTTGCAGGCTAACTCGCGTGCACACAGGCAAGGGCAAAAGAATCCTGTAACTGTGGTACATATTGAAGGTAGTCCTGTAGAAACAAAGTTGTATGCGATGTTGCAGAGCAAACTAGATTTCCACACTAAGATAATTGATTTGTACAAAAAAGAATTAGATACTTGACAAAGTACAGTTTTTAGATACAATAGTAAAAAACAACCAAGAGGACATATATGGATAAAGCCATAGATAAAATCGTCGCCGTCTACATCAAAATTCGTAACGCTAAAGAAGATTTAACCCGCGAGTACGATGGTAAAATTGCGACCCTTGATGAGCAGATGCGGACTCTTAAAGAAGAGTTGCTAAAGATATCCAAGGAAACTGGCGTCACAAGTTTCAAAACCGAGAATGGTACAGCCTACCGAACAATTAAGAATCGGTACTGGACTAATGATTGGGAAAGTTTCTACGGCTTCATGCGTGAACATGGTGCTATGGAGTTGTTGGAAAAGCGCATACATCAAACAAATATGCGTGAGTTTTTAGAGGATCGACCCGATGTGCATCCACCGGGATTAAATGTGGATCAAGAGTATGAAATCACCATTAGGAGAAAATAATGAGTAACGTAACTCTGTTTAATCAAACCTTACCCGACTATCTTAAAGAAGTCGAACTTGATGACCTGACTAAATCTTTGGCGGGTAATACAGCGCTTAAGCGTATTTCTATTCGCGGCGGCGTATTTCGTATGATGGTCAACGGCGAAGAGATTGCCAAAAACGAAAACCGTGCAATGAATGTAGTTATTGTTAACGGCAATCCTCATGTATCCCGACAGTTTTACTCCGGTGCCTATGTTGCTGGAGAATCGGTTGCGCCCGACTGCTGGTCAAATGACGGCATTACGCCTGATTCAAGCATTGAGTCCGCACAAAACAAGACCTGTGACGGGTGCCCCCAAAACATCAAGGGGTCTGGCTCGGGCGACTCCCGTGCTTGCCGGTTCCAACAAAGGCTTGCTGTAGTTCTTGAGAGCGACATAGGTGGGGACGTATTCCAACTAACGCTGCCTTCTACTTCAATCTTTGGTCGTGGTGATTTGGATAAGATGCCCTTCCAACAGTACGCTAAGTATGTAGGGTCGCAGGGCAAAAACATTAACACCCTAGTTACCGAGATGAAGTTTGACTCGGACAGTGCAACTCCCAAACTGACCTTTAAGCCGGTTAGGTTCTTGGAGCGTGAAGAGTGGGCAGTCGCTAAAGAAAAAGGCAATAGCCCCGCTGCTAAGTCTGCAGTTGTACAAACTCCGACGCAAACTGATGGGTCGAAAGCAAAAGCCATAGCAGCACCGGCAAAGAAGGTAGATGTAGCCGATGAAATAGCCGAGCCGACCAAGAAGACAGCCAAGAAAAACATTGAGCCAGCGGCTAAGAAAGAATTTGCTGATGTCCTCAATGAGTGGTCTACTGACGATGAGTAAGCATGTCAGAAACACGCGGCTACTCGTTTCGGCTAATAGAAACTAACAAACGCGCAATCCCAACCCACCCCGGTGTCATGCTGGGGAGGTTGTGTATTGCTCAAGATATCCCAGTCTCGGACGCGGCACAGTTCTTTGGCGTAAGCCGTATGACCGTATACAAATGGTTTAAGGGTCAAGAAATGCCACGCAAAAAACAGATTGAGAAGATTGAGGAAGTCATTGCGAAACTTAAAACTAAAGTCCACTTGGATTAGGAATGGCTACAACAGACCTATTGTCGGCAGTGCTATCCACAGAGGGGTGGTACTGCATTGTCGGCTTAAAGAAAAAAGGTCTGCCCAAACAGGTTTTTGTACAGACGCTGATAGAAGCAGATCAAGAAATACAATCCCTTTTAAGCAAGCACTATGATGTTTATTTTGCCTGCTCTAAGTACGAAAAGCCTTCCACACGGACAGCAGATAACGTAAAAAATATTAAGTCGTTTTGGCTTGATATTGATTGCGGCGAAGGAAAACCCTATGCAGATCAGGCTGATGGGGCGTTAGCCCTGCTCAACTTTTGCAAAGCATTAGGGCTTCCTAAGCCGACTATTGTTAATTCGGGGCGTGGGCTTCATGTCTACTGGCCTTTGATATCTGCTGTCCCTCGGCTTGATTGGAAGCGTGTAGCAGAGAAGCTAAAGAAACTTTGCGTTGACTACAATCTCGAAGCCGACCCTGCCCGTACATCAGATGCAGCATCTATCTTAAGAATACCGGAGACCCTAAACTATAAGTCTGATCCCCCTGCGCAAGTCCAACTACAGCACCTCTCGCAACCAGTAGACTTTGAGGCGTTTAAGACTTTATTGGGTGTATCTGACACAGATGGGGAAGCGCCTGACTATGCTACTAGCAATTTAAATGAACTAACCAAAGCCTTGATGGGCAACCGGCAGTCTCGGTTTCAAACCATCTGGCTAAAAACTCAGAACAACGAGGGGTGCGCTCAGATAAAGTACGCAATGGACAACCAAGAAAGTTTGGAAGAACCTCTTTGGCGTGGCGCTTTATCAATTGCAGCATATTGTGTAGATAGTGATACAGCCGTACATGAGATATCTAAAGGGCATCCAAATTACTCTGAACAAGAGACTGAGAACAAAGTTAGGCTAATCAAAGGCCCGTATACTTGCGAAGTATTTAACAAAAACAAACCCAATATTTGTGACAAATGCCCGCACTGGGGGCAAATTAAATCGCCGATTGTACTTGGCGCTGAGATTGCTGAAGCCGCACCGGAAGATAATGTCGTACAAGTTACTCCACCGGCTGCGTTTATGCCGGTTACATACACTATTCCTGAGTACCCGTTCCCATTCTTTAGAGGTAAAAACGGCGGAGTTTATTCCCGCCCCGCCGAAGACGGAGAAGAACCAGATCTAATTTATGAGCATGACCTATATGTAGTAAAGCGTATGCGTGACCCCGAGTACGGCGAAATGGTTTGGATGAGACTGCACACACCAAAAGATGGAGTCAAAGAATTTGCATTGGCAGCTATGGATTTACTTGCAAAAGAGAAACTGCGGGACAAGCTTGCTTATCAAGGAATTGTTGCCATGACTAAGCAGATGGAAGCGATTATGTTCTATGTTGTGCGGTTTACTAAGGAGTTGCAGTTTAAACATGAGGCAGAAATTATGAGAACGCAGTTTGGTTGGACAGATAAATATAAATCTTTTGTAGTAGGCGACACAGAAATTTGCGCCGACGCCGACAGGTATAGCCCACCGTCTAGTTACACTAAAGAGTTAGCGCCGTGGTTTGAGCCACAAGGCACGCTAGAAGAGTGGCAGTCTGTTATTAATGTTTACAACAACCCCGGCTTTGAGCCTATGGCCTTTGGCTTCTTTACGGCTTTCGGTGCTCCCCTTATGAAACTGCTGAACCTCAAGGGGGCCATTATCAACCTAATCAACAATGAATCCGGTACGGGTAAGACCACGACACTCAAGGCCATGCACAGTGTGTACGGCCACCCCGAAGAGTTGATGCTGATTCAGAGGGACACCATGAACGTTAGGCTGCACCGGCTTGGGGTTATGAACAACCTTGGGTTAGGCTGTGACGAGATTACCAAGATGACTCCAGACGACTTCTCCGACTGGGCATACGCTGTTTCTCAAGGCCGAGGCCGTGGTCGAATGAAGTCTAGTGCCAATGAAGAACGTAAAAACTTTGCCCGTTGGGAAACTATTCTTTTGTGCTCATCGAATGCATCGGTAGTAGATAAGCTGAAGTCCTTGACTAAGTCGGCAGATGGAGAGTTAATGCGGGTTATTGAGTATGAAATCCCGTCAGTTAAGCTGTTGAGCAAGGAAGAAGCGGATGAAATTTATCCTAAGTTGTATACAAACTATGGTCACGCGGGGCGTATATACCTGCGCGACTTGGTTTCTAACTTGGAAGAACGGCTTGAAGAAGTTCGTCAAATCCAAAAGATCATCGATAAAAAGGTTGGATTCACAAACCGTGAACGTTTTTGGTCAGGTGTTGCTGCTTGCAATATTGCTGGGGCTTTATTTGCTAGGCGTTTGGGGCTTTTTGATATTGATGTTGGCAGAGTGTTCAAGTGGATGCTCACTCATTTTGGGGAAATGAAAGAAGAAATTAAGCCACCCCTAACGAGCCAAGCCAGTGTCATAGGTGAGTTTTGGAATATGCACCGCAACAATACGCTGGTTATTAATGGTGAGGTTGACAAGCGAACCGGGGTAGAGATGTTGCCGATTCTAGAGCCACGCGGGGAATTGATGATCCGCATGGAGCCGGACACCATGAAGTTGTTTATTACGGCTACCGCACTGCGGAAATACTGTACCGAGCACCGGATTACGCTAAAAGATGTCTTGACTTCCCTGACCGCCGAGGGTGTCTATGGGGGCGCTACGAAGAAACGGATGTCCAAAGGCACTAAATTAAGCGCTGTGCCGCCTGTAGATGTGTACGTCTTTGACTGTTCTAGGGGCGATTTTCTTGACCCAGACGTCTTTATTGCCGCCGCCCAGCACGGTTTAGACGACCCCGATGCGGCTCAAGAAGAGGTTCAGGAGGAGGCTCCGGCGGAGGAAACACCGAAAGATGCAGGTTAATGGGGTCAACTACGAGGTAGATTGGACTAAGTTTAGGGTAGGCAGATCCTTTTTTGTGCCCTGCCTAGATGTAGAGGAAGCCCGAGCCGTTGTAAAAAACACTATGGACAGACTGGGATTTGAGGTCAAAGTAAAGTTAGTAGTGGAGGACGGGTTCCGTGGCTTGCGTATTTGGAGAATTGGGTAGTACACTTCGACCTGACAGTGCCTCCTCGCTGTCGGTGCCTATGGCACTCCTCTTGGTGGTTGAACTCCTTCAACCTTGCACCCCCGCCCAGCGCGGGGGTCTTTTTTACTCCCTGCCGTAATCCAGCATTGGATCAACCCTACCACGAAGTTTTTTAGTCACTCTGGCCCCAAAATCTTCGGCCTGATTACGGGCTTTCCGACGTTTTTCAAACGATTCGTTTAACTCTTTGGGGGTGATGCGGAAATCAGGATATGTGTCGTTAAATTTGTCACGAGCCTCTAGCGCTTTCTCATAGCTTTTTGAATCGCCATTTTCATATTCATACCAAAGCCGATCCATTATGGCTGTTTTCCTGCCTTCTATTTTTTTAGAGTATGTCTGACCTTCAATTACTGATTTTTGTTTAACAGCAAGACGCTCTGGTTGGAACCCTATAGATTGAAGAGCAAGCTCCCATGCGCTAAACTCTTTAATAAGCTCGTCACCAGCTAATGTTTTAGCGCCTTCTTGCGACATTCTGTACGCTTTCATGGGGCTAGATACAACATTTGGAACAGCTTTTTCCGTTGCTCTATCAAGCCTACCATCATTAAATAAACTGTACGCATCGACAAAATTCATTGCAAGTCCTGCAGCGGGTCCACCTATAGAAATGGCGGCCTCTAGTGCGGCTTGGCGTTCTTCCCTTGCGTATCGTGGGTCGCGCCACCATAAATTTCTCAGGTCTAAACTTACTCGATCAGACAAACTAATTCCAGTTGCGGTAGCCACAGGGCCTCGGGCTACGGAAAGACCCATTTTTTTCCCGTACTCTTCAGCTGTTTTTTCAGACGCCCCCATTTTTTGTAATAAATCAGAAGCGTAGCCACCAAGCACCCGTTGACAATAATTTCTAAACCAGTTTTCCCAGTCAAAAAACTCATCGTCATCTGGTCCAAACCATGCTGCAATAATAGTACCAACGATAGAGAAGAATGGTGTGGCAGCTACCCCTCCAAGTAATGCCGCAGTTCCTAACAGCCCAGCCATTCGACTAAACGCTTCTTTACGTATGGTTTTTAAATTTTCATTAATTTCAGTTATTCGTTGATCAATTATTTGCTGAGAGTTAACGGCGTTTTTTAAATCTTCTGAAAGGATACGCCGAATATCTTGTTTCTCAGATGCGGACAAAGCGCTGTACATTTCCTGCATAGTTCTACCTATAAAAATAGTAGCGTAGATAGGAAATGCTTTAAAAATAAACAACACGTTTACGCCAGGTATGGCCATAATTCTAGGCTTCATTTGGCGAGTAAAATCCCCCAAAGAAAGCCCAATACGATCTCTAGCTTCTTGAATAGCGTCATCAAACGCTTCGTCTTGAGTACGCATTAATGGTTGCCCACTAGCGTCTCGAAGAACATACCCAGATAAATCACGCTTAGGTTCTTTTAAAAACTTTTCATACGCTAACTCAAAGGCAGTAAGTAATCCCACCTCTCGCATTATCCGTTCAGTTTGATGCAAAGGCTGAGAAATAAAATTTTTAGCGCGTGCATATCGACCTGTATAAAGAGCCGAAGGGGTATCCCCCAAACCCATAATATCGCTAGTTAAAGAAATATTTACATCGTTTTCGGACAGAAATACGTCTGCGGCTTTTTGCTGGAGCGCGTTTAGTTGCCCAGACTCGAAAAGAGAAGGGAACCTAGCCTGCGCAGGTTTAAGCGAAAGCAACGGTAAAAAAGAGCGCTTAACACTTGATTTTCCGTACCCACGAAAATGTCGCGCTGCTATTCTATACGCCTTGACAAACCCATACGCCCCACCTAAATTAGACATGACTAATTGGGGGAACCCAAGTAAGTTAACTAACGCCGTTGCTGGCGCAGTTAGCATATACAAATAAGTACCTTCAGCAATTTTAGACGAAATAACGGCTCCAGCGTTATAGTCTTCGTTGCTCATGATTTGTTTAGTGCGTGCTTCTACTTCTAAAATAAAATCACCATATACAGCAGCGTTAGGGCTACCTTTGTACTTATCATGTACGTAATCTCGTGCGGTGTTTAAATTAGCTAAAAACTGTTCAGCGTATTTAAACCGAGATTGTTGATACGCACTATGAACAGCAGTGGTAGCAAAAACACGAAGCATATCGGCGCTAGCGCCCTGTATGCCTTGTCGATTAATAAACATTTTTCGCATACTTTGCTGCGGCAACAAAACGTAAATTAGCTGGTCAATGCTACTTTTTAACTCTTCTTTCATTTGTGCCGTGCTGAACCGCTGTTCAACTTCTGCTACTGTTGGTTTGCGCCCGAGTTCTTTGGTTAATTTTGCCTCGATTTCTTTGTATTGCTTTGGAGTAGGATTGGGAATAGCCCCAAGTTCGTCCACCAAACTTTGTACATCAGCTAAAACTTTAGTAGTTGCAATATTTTTACTATAAAGTTCAGATAATCCATTGCCTGATAGCATCGTGTTGGCTAAATCGCTTCGCCCCTTCGCAATAAGCTGTTGTCGACGTAGCTCCATAGCGATATTTCGGCTACCTTCGTCTTCAAATTCAACAAATTCTTTAAAGTTTCCTTTGCCAACTTGGAACCAAAACCGCCCAAACCGTCGTATTGGAAAGTAAGGTTTAACTAACTTATCCAAACTAAACTGACGATTTAATTGCCGCAGTAGTTCTTTCTTTTCTGACAAAGACTTACCGGATTTCATAATCCGGCTCTTCATTTCTCTAATTGTTTCGTTTAAGTTGTTGGAATAAAAGTCACGTACGCGACGATATACATTTCTAAATGCGTCTGGGAGTACATCCCATGCCCTTGCAAGTGCGTCATTTGGGTCTAACTCTGTACTAGAAGCCGTATCAGGATCGATACGACGCAAAGTAGCTTCTAACATAATGCGGCACATCAGACGCTCCATTGTGGGGCCTTTCTTTTGTAGCGCCATCCAATCGTCTGCAATACTTGCAGCTTTTGTCATTAACTGGTTTCTATACGACAACATCTGTTCAACAATTCGTACAGCTGCTTGCAGTTGAGGAAAAGCCATTTTAGTTACATCGCTAAGATGCCGCAGGCCCATTTCAGGAAGCACCATCCTACGTAACTGACTATGCCTAGCGTCAAAGAGCAATTTTGCTACTTTTTTAGCGGCGTTAGGCCAAGGTACGCCACCCTTTACCATTTGCCTATACATATCAAGATAAGATTTACCGTAGTCTTCATCCGCCCGCCAGTTATTTGTTATTGGGCCTCTGACTTGAGCTTTACGCGGAGCGCTAGCAAAACGAATACCAATTGAAATTGGCTTTTTAGTACGCACTGCCGAGAACAGTTGCGTAGCCTGTGCCATTGCATTACCAGCAAGGTTATTAATACCAAACAATCTGTAAATAGTTCTAGCGATGCTGGTTAACAAAGATTGTTTTGCCGGGGCATACGGTATTTTTTGTATGCGTTCACGAAATGCTTTGTTTGTAAATAGTTCTGAAACAAATTCATGTAAATCAGTAAACCCATACAAATCAAGTGGGATTTGCTTTTTGGCATACTCGAACATCTCATAGAGTTGTTCCAAAGCAGCCCTCTGGCCCGGTGTTAAAGTATCTAGATCGGCGTTGATAACGGCTTCAGTTGCTGCATGAAGTACTTCGTGCAACAAAACATCATTGCTGGCCGACTCTAAATTTAGGTAGATGGTGTCAAATTCTGGCGCAAAGAATCCGGGGACAACCAATCCTTTTATGTTCTTATTAAATGCACCAGTAACATCTTCAAATTCGGCAATGACCGGCCCCATATTAAAGTTGCGTTCTTTTAAAAACTTCAGTCCTTCATAAACTTTTTCAAGGTTCTCGGCGCGATCATAGTTTTCAAAGTACTTTTTGTAGACGTCTGGATACGTACGCTGCACGTAGTCAAACAACCTAAATTGTTGTGGTGCAACTAGTTCATTAATTTGCCTGCGTATAAGGTTAGCTGGGTTGTTTAGGACTATCGTAGTTGGTAATTTAAGATCTGCAAGTACTTTTGCTAAATCGCCATAAAACCCTGTAGTGCGGGCAGCAAGGGCTTGTAAAGCCCCAGTGAGGTTGTCTTTGGCAAGCGCTTCTAAAACTGGGCGGCTAAACTTCCCAGACTGCATACCAAGATTGACAATTAATTCCTCATCAGATCCTGCACGGATTGGGCTTGTTGGATCCGTTGCACCAGTGGGGCGTATATCGCTACCCCCTCTGGATCTTTCTCCTGCTTGTAAAGCTGGAGGTGCGTATTCGCTGCCTGATATAGGACTTCCAGTTGGTGCTGAGGCGGTACTTTCCTCGTAGTCTTCAAGAGACTTTGCAGTGTTTTTTGTTGTACTTCGTCCATATGCTTCCCTCATTGCAGTGAAAGTTGACTCGTGCCGAACTAAAATATCGAGTAACGCATCTCGATAGTAATCCATTATTCCAGAATCACCAAGATATTGCTGAATCTGCAGCATTTGCTGGTTGTGCCCTACCCCGTGTTCACGATTTCTAACGTGCGCTAGTTCGTGAATCATGGTATTTAAAAAGTTTTCTCTTACCCCAAATAAACTTCTAGCACCCCAATCATAAAACGGGTTAAGGTAGTTTGCTTTGTAAGGCACTAAAAGACTTAAGCCGCCATATTTTTTATCTATGGATATACCGGTAAACCATAGGTTTTTTGGATCTAATACGTCGTAGCCATACATACCACTTTTGGCAATCGCTTCTTTCATTTCAACATAGAGCGACCCTAATTCGGCAAAGAATTGCTCTGGGTTACCGTATGCACGACCAACTTCTAGAAAATCTACGTTTGTATTATTGTGAAATATAGGTTGGCTAGGGTTTTGAGACATTTGTAACAGAAATTGCTCCATTTTAGGGGCTTCTTTTTCTGCTTCAAACGATCCTTTTATTTTTCGCTCATCTTCTGGCCTACCATCTGCAAGAACTGTACCTTTTAGGTCAAATACTTGAGTGCCCCTAACCGTAACTTCTTCAGGCATAGGAGGTAGTTCAAACTTAGAAACTTCATCTCTGCGTTTATCAAATACTTTTTTAAGTTTTTCAGACGTTTCCCGTATGTCGGCTCCAACGTCTATTCTAGGCATTGACACTATGTTCTTAAATGAATCTTGCAATCCTTGCGCTTCAGCACCACGCGCTACTTGCTGCAAATAGGCAACTAAAGCCTTTACATCGGCTTCATGAGATGGCCGAAATGTTTCGCGGGATGTGGTAAATGGGTACTGTGTATTTTGAGGTTTAACGTTTGACTTTATATCAACAATAATGTCAAAAGGAATGGGGTCTTGTTGAGTCAACATAAACTTGCCATAACTACCACCTGTACCATTAAATTGATACACCCCACTGGAAAGCACGTAGTGTTTAGGATTTTCTGATCGATTTACGGCGTAATAAATATCTGCAGTGCCCCAATCAAAATTAACTTTGGTAAGTAGCGGCATTGCACCATAATCAAAATTAACACCGGTTTGTAGAATAGTAGTTTCTGGGTTTGCATACGAAGTTATAGAAGTTACTTTTACCTCAACCGGGCCAACTAAGGGTTTTGTAAGGGCTTGAATGCTAGTAGGAGATGTTTTAAACCAAATACTTTGCTCTTCTCCTTTTTGATCTACATAACTTTTAGGAATTTTTACTACAACTTTTGTACCGTGTTCTTTTTTAGGGGCAGGCGCGGTTTTAATTTTAAAATCGCTACGACGGATTTGACTTGCTGTTGCTGAAACTGTATTACGAACACCTTCTCTTGCAGTATCTAAAGAAATAGATTCTGTGCTGGTCATAAAAGCAACTTTGGCAAAGCCGTATCCACCGCTTGATAATTGTGGCGGTACATCTTTTGCTGTACCAGCAATCTTAAAAAATGCCCCATCGACAATATCCGACGTCATCCCTATGCCATCGTCTTCAATGGTAATTGTGCGATCTACTTCATTAAGCGTAATACTAATATGCCCTATACCTGTCATAACTTTGTGGTATATAGCCTCTTTAATAGCATCAAAAGAGTTTTGAAGTAACTCTTTAACCGCAACATCTGTGATACCAGAACCGTACATACTCTGCCCAAGATTAGCGAGCAAGTTATCCATGTCGGCGTCGAGACGGCCTTGGCGTTCAGCAAACTTTAATTCTCGTGCGCTAGAAACAGGTTTTACGTCGGTTGTATTTGGGCGGTTTTCAAGTTTTACTTGCGCTTTGCGTACTTTAATATAAGCCTTTGGATCTTCGGCCCTAAGAGGTCTAAATCGTATATGAGTAGGTTCCACTCCTACTACTACGCCGGGTATATTCCCAACACGTACTTCGTCTCCAACTAAAAAATCATCAGCTAAAGCCTGTAAAGCTTCTTTAGCAGTACGATCCATATGCTGCACTTCCGCTGACTTCTGATCTGTAGGAATTCCATTTACCGTATTAGGGTCATAATAGACCGAATCAACAGCCTTAATTTCAGCGTCTAGTGCATTATCTTTAGTTGTTGGCGGCGCTTGTAGGGCATTAATTAAACTTTGAATTGTTCCTACTGGATTAGATTTAAGAGACTTATTAATTGCTGATATTTGACCTGTATCTAAGCGTTTACCAATCTCTGATTGTAAAAAATTTTCTGGCGTCAAACGATTACGTTTAGCCTGTTCTAATAAAAATTCTAATTCACCAACAGCGTCATCGGCAGAAAGCGGATCTATACCATCGTAGGCTGGGCTTTCAGTAATAATATATGCAAATCCTGTTGGCACTTTTGCTTCTTGTTCGCCTTTAAGCCCAGCAAGAACTTCGTTTTCAATCTGCTGCATTTTGGCACTACGCTGCTCCATTGGCAGCGCAGCAATCTCGGCTTGACGGGCGGCTATGGCGTTGCTTACGGCTAATTGTTCGTTTAGTTTGTCAACTCCTGCCTGCACAGTGGGGTCTTCAGCAGCGGCCAAAGCGTTTGCAATAATTTGATCTACCTTATTAATGTCCCCTTGGACTTGCTTTAAGGCCGAATCTACCTTGGCTTGGGAACCTCGTTTATTACCCGCAGTTAGATCTTTGGACGCGGAAACAAGTCGCACCGCTGCACCAGCAGTGGATGGATAGTTAAGCAAAGCGCCAATCGGTGCAGGTAACCTAGCACTTAAACCTATCATGTCTTTACCAGACGGGATGTTTAGCCGCGCGGCGATGTTGGCATAGGCATCTTTTGCCTTTTGTATTGACGCATCAAGAGCGTTTAATGACTGCGTTACCGGATTTGCCGGATCTGTCATTAAGGCGTTGTAATGTATGTTATTGCGGTTTTCCTGTGGGCTTAAGCCTTCACGCGGCTGAAATTGCTCGGCTAATGGACTTGACTTAGCCGTTGCTCCAACTCCAACCCCACCAGTAGGAACCCCAGAAACCTCCACTCCTCCGGCTCCAGTTTCAGTAGGCTGCTCGGTAATTCCTGCTCCGACACCTGTTTGGTCAGGTACCTGAAGGCTAGGCTCAATTCTTCCGGCGGCATCCGGCCCAGTAGCTCGTTCTGCCAGTTTTCGTTGTTCATAAGCCTCCACCATCCCTTCAATTTCTTCTTCGGTAGCATCTCTACCTGTTTGTTGCTTAAATCCAGTTGCAAAAACATTTCGAAGTATTTCTTGCTGCTTTTCCCGTTCTTCAGCAGCTTTATTTAGCTGTCGTTCTATATCTGCGATAGCTTGGTCTTGTGCAGTTTGTTTAACTTTTTGATACGCACCTACTGCTTCAAATGGCCCAGTTACTAACTCACCAGCGGCCTCGGCTATGACTGCTGCGGGATTAGGTATTTCACCTATAGCTAAAGAACCAACAGCTTCACCAGCAGCGCCAAGCCCTGCTTGCTTACCCATTTCTTTAGTAAATTCTTTGGCGGCTACAGTAGCAGGTTTGTTCGTTCTTAAAGCCTCAACAATTTTCCCTGCAGCGGAACCGGCTGTTTTTAAAGATATTGCATCAAATACGCCAATGACTCCCGAGCGAATTTCGGCGTTTTTCCAAGCTTCGTCATGCGATTCACCCTTTTGCAGGCGATTAACATATTCATTACCAAACTGAGATACAGCAGAACCGACACCGCCCCCAACTGCGCCAGCAGTTGAACTTTGTAAACCAAGTCGGCCTACTAAAGCAGTAGATACCATATATGCCATAGCCGGAAATGATTCGGCACCTAAATCGGCAATTACCCCAACAGGATTAGAGATAAGCGCAGCACCTGCTTCTTTTGCGGATTCTAAAAACGCAACATCATCCCCCATCGCTGCTTTAAGCCGTGCAGTTTCGGGGCGTAAGGGGCTTGCAAGCTCTCGTTCTTTAGCTTCTTTTTGAAATTTAGCAATGTCTTGTGCGTACTCGCCAGCCTCGGCTTTGTATTTTTCGTATTTTTTCTTTACATCTGGAGGGGCAAGAGGGATGCCGGGGCCACCATACTGCTTCTCATAGCTAAGCATAGAGCCACGAGCAATTGCGAGGGCTTCACCTTTAGTATTAGCACGGATGTTCTCGAAGCCTGACAAAAGCGCATCTTTAGCGTAGCGGTAATTACGAGCAAAAAACCCTTCATCTTCTGGTACTACAGAGCTTGGTTGGGTTGCAGTAACTTCTTCCGGCGGTACAAGAGATGGTGCTTCCGCAACAGGAGCAACTTCTTCAGGAGTAGCCGGGGCTACTGGCGCTTCTTCTACCTTTGGCGCAGGCGTTTTAGCCTCATCAAATGAGAATCCTTGAGGCTCAAGCGGTTGCTTAGCCTCCTCAAAGGAAAACCCTACTGCCATGTTTATTTAACCGGAATAAATTGTTTACCATCCCAAGTAGCGGGGCCACGTTGTGTATTGTAAACCACACCTTTTTGCAGTTCGGATTCTTTTGAGGGTAATGGTTTTGCATTGGCGGTAGCTCCATAAGCTGCGTTAACTGAGCGAAGATACGCAAGGTCGCCTTTTGTAATGTTAGCATCTTCATAAAACTTACTACGAGCATCATCAAGGGCTTTAACGGCTTTAGCTTTACTTTCTTCATTTTTTGCGTCTTGTATGGCCCTATTATATTTGCGGTACTCATCAGACTGAACCCAAAGTTCGTTGGCCTTACCTACACGGTTGCTTATTGAATTAAACCTATCGGGTTCTTTTTCAACAATTCTACTGTATCGATTAAGCGCAGCATCTAAAGACTCATTTGGCAGTTGAATAGCTCTTGCCCCACGAATAGCTTCCGGCAGCGAATTAGCTATTTTTTCTCTAGATGTACGATCAAGTTCACCTTGTTTTTCGCGCGCTTCTTGCTCTCTTTCTGACATTGCTATTCTTTCAGCCGATGAAATTGCATCAAGTTTTTCTTTGCGTGCGGCCTCTTCAAGTTGCAGTTTAAGTTGCATGTCAGCCATTGTCTGTTTACGACGCTCTTTGACATCCTCGGCAAAACCTTTAACTGCGGCTTGGGAGCCTTTGCCAATATTAGTTAGAGCATAGGGAGACTCACCGCCAAGAATGCCTAGACCTGCCTCTAGCGCACGAGTCCAAGCATCTGTCCGTACATCGGTATTTTTGCGGGCTTGATTTGCTAAATACTGCTTGATTACTTCTCGTTCTGGAGATGCCGGTGCTTCTCTTTGTCTAAGTACATTCCCACTAGTGAAAATATCTTCGACTGTTCTTGCTTTAAAAGGAATTCTTTGGGCAGGCATAGTAGTGCCTAAGCCAAGTCCTGATCCAAATCCCGGTGTCTGAGAGTCTATATCTTGCTGGACTGCATTAGAAAACATAGATGCAAACGAGGGTGCTTCTTCGGTGCTATATAAATTTTTGGAACGGTCACGCTCTAAAGCCCTTAAAGATTCTTCGTCGTTTAAATCTCCACCTGCTTGAAATGCTACGATGCCACCACCTGCATACTCGTTGCTATACATCTCTTCAGGCACAGGTAATGAGGCAACTCCCGTGTCCATAGGCGGCGTTTCTTGTTGCGGTGCCATAGCCATCATCTGTGGCTGCGGTTGTGGCGCTTCTGCTTGGGCGTTAATAGCTATAGCCTGTTCAATAACTGAAGGAGGCATGGGTTGTTGCGCCGCTTGCATATTGGCAGCCTGTTGAGCCATTTGGGCTTTTTCATTCAGGATAATTGGTAGTATGTCAGCTGCTATACGACCTTGCTGTGCCATAGCCATAAGTTGCTGCTGTGGCAACTGTGCTAGCGTACTGATTGGCCCTTCCTGAAGTTTAAGGGCTTGAGTTATTCCCATTGCCATTATGTTTTACTCATCAAGTTATACAGACTTAGACCAGACAACCCAAGGCCAGCCAACTGGCTTGCAAACGAGGGCGGTGGGGTGGTTGTCTGTGTTGTAGTATCAGTAAGTGGAATGCCACGAATAAAGTTACTAAGTTTATCAAGCTGCTGCTCAGGGTACTGGATACGCTGCAATAAGTTTTGATAGTCAATATCTGTTTTCTGCTGCTGCACTGCACGCTCATAGTCACCATAGGCGCCAAGAGTTTTTAAGCGGTCAATGTCTGCGGCTTGTTGCGCTACACCTAACTGACCAAACTGCTGTCCTAATGTACCAAAAGTTTGTGCCTGTTGCAGACGGGCAGCGCGCTCTGATTCCAACCCTTTTTGCCCAGCCTCATAGGCAGCCTGAAGACCTTTGGCTTGGATGTCACCGAGTTGATTCTGGAGGTTGCGCTCACGCTCTGTGGTGGCAAGCAATTGCCGTGCCCCGCCATAAGTACCTTGACGTGCGGCTCCTAAGTTAGTGGCTAACTGGGCTTTCTGTGCATCTGTTAGGGCTTGCTGTTTTTGAACGTCAATCACGCCCTGTGCATAGGGAGACATATACTGCTGCATCACCCCCTGATCCAACATACTTGGCAGCCCAGTAGCAGCGGCATAGCCTGAGCCAAGAGCACCCGTACCCATAGCAAACTGACTGGGTGTCTGCATCGCGGAAAGTTGAGATCCAACTTGCTGCTGTCCGGGGGTTAGACCCGCTACCCGCTGTGCTCCGGTGTAGAGGTTAGCCGCCTCTAGGGGGCCTTTGATATTGGCCTGATACTCGGCAGGAGATCCTGCTCCGTAAAGTTTAAATGCCTGTGGAATTAGGCCGGGGACGCCTTGGGCACCGGTTTTATAGAACTCTTCAAACGCGGTAGGTAGCGCTGAGGTTACGACTTGTGAAGTAGTTGCCATAATATATCCTTTAAGCAGGCATCATTCTGCGAGTATTAACTTCAGGCGCCTGACGGGTTTTACCTGTACGTGACTTACGAATCCGATCCATCATTGCATATAACTTTTTAGCCCCGGCATTAGAAGAGCCGTTACCAAGGTGCGATACTACGTCGGCGGGAACTACAAACTCACCATCGGCCAGACGGGCTTCTTGTTTGCCACCAATACGGGCGGGAATACTATCACTCATCCCATCACCACCACCCCGAAGATACCGAGGGGGCAAACCACCTTTGGCTAGAGAAGCAATACCACCCTGCATCATATTGTCATCGCCACCAATTTCATCGTCGTAGGAGTTGATCCGCCCACCCATAGCCATGCCACGCTCACGACGAACTTCTTCTTCAGTTAGGCGTTGGTAATTGTAAGGGTAGTCACGAAGAACGCTCTGCGCCCATGCGATTTCTTCTGCTTTCTTATTTGCTTGATCCCGAAGAATACGATCTGCTTCTTCTTTGGCAGCGTCAAGTTCTTTTTTGGTTTGGTATGCAGTGTAGCCACCATAAGCAATAGCAGCGGTAGTCATAGGATTAGAAGCCGCGAGATCGTAAGCACCTTCTGCCAAGGAACCAGCAGCCCCTAAAACATTTTCTCCAGCAGCATCAAGACCACGAATACCAGTAGCATCTACGGCTCTTGGCATATTGTAAGTTTCAACCGGTGGCAAATTGTAACCGGGTTTATAAGAACCACCACGCTCAGTAACACCACCCTCAAACCCACTCATATCAGGAACGTTTGGTGCAGGGGCAGGAGCTGGAATACCATCTGTCATGGTAGGTGAATCTAAAACGGCGGATTGGTTTATTGCTGGGGCGCCGCTAACATAAGAACTGGGGTCTGCAGTATAAGGAATTGCTTGTTGTCCTGCGCCTGCAATTGCGCTTTCTACAGAGCCTATGGGTGGGGCTGAAGGAATATTAGGATCCATACCCGGAATACCTTCAAAACCACTTGCATCAAAACCACCCGGCCCATAGCCACCCGGCCCCCCATATCCGCTATAAGGAAGGTCAGACATAGAAGCACCCTCAGACCCAATACCACCGCCAGCAGGGGCACCCCCCATGTATTCTTTAATTCCCTGCCCTATTTGTTGCAGAGCAGCAGCCTTAGCGGCGCCTTTTACATCAAAACTACTACCCTCTGGGGCTAGACCAGCGTATAAAAACGCAGAAACTGGGTGCAAGTAAGACGCCATCTGAGCAATCGGCCCAAGAATTTTGTTTCTGGCAATCGACTCAATACCGCTTTCAATCCCTTTACCAATCGCAGAGCCTAGTTTATAAATTGGTTTGGGGACAATTTTCTTTAAGATGCCAAACTCGGGTAAACCCGTATGTGGGTTTATAGTTCCTGATCCGCCAAGGAGTTGTAGGATACCGGCCTCTTGGGGGGTAATATGGGCAAGGACTGTGTCTTCTCCCCGACCACGTTGCCGGATCATCTCAGCGGCATTTTCTAGGCCGTAGGTTTCTTTAACCCGACCACCCCCTTCAAAGGTAGGCATGGGAGGGGCGTATGCGTATTGGGGGGTAGCAGGGGATGAGTACATAGCGTGATTATCCTAGATTTGTCAACAGTTAGGAAGTGGTTACAGATACCGTCCCCAACGCCCCAGAACCAGATACTCCGGCTGTGTAGGCAACATTTGGGACAACTATTTTTAAGTCTTCTCCAACCCTAAATACGGTGCCGGTTCTAAGTCCGTAGCCGGATGTAGGTAGGGCTAGAAGCAAAAGCCCCTCTATCTGAAGCGAAGTCGTTGAGTCTAATTGGTTAAAGTACAGGCGCAATGTCCGAATGAGGTTGGTAAGATACTGCTGATCGTACTCAGGTGGCGGGACAGGTAGCGGCGGGGCTACAAATTGTTGCATTCCCATCAGCGCTTACCATCCGGTCTGCCGTCAAGCCTTGGTGTACCTAACTGCCACTGTACGTTTAAATCCTCAGATTGAATCTTAAACCCCATCTGACGGGCACGGGCACGGATAAATATCTGGTCGGTGTACTGCTCAATGGGCACCGTGGTGGATCGGGTAACTGATGGGTTATTAGATGTGTTGTAGTTTGACCCCGGGAAGTTCCGTGGCCTCATGGTCATATATACAAGCGGACTCGTAGCCGTAGACCCCTCAAAGTTAATGTCAGGGATGATTCGCTTAATTAGCAATAAGTTGTCCCCATCACCAATATCAAAGTCATTAGTCTGGATATAGGAGGTCATTGGCAAGGTATCGTCGTTTGCACCCTGCTCGTGGTTAAAGACGTAGTTCCCGCCAACCGCCTGTGGATACTGACGCAGGGGTGTATCGAGCCAAGCAGTTCGAGAGATAGAGCCGTAATACCAGATACGCTCCATGTAGTTATAAATCACGTAACTGTCGTTTACACTGGAGTTCTGGCTCGGGTAGAACCACCAAATCTCATGCCAGCCTTCGTTCGTGCCGCATACAACTTGAGGTGCTTGGTTGTAGTTAAAGTTATTAAATACGTGATTACGCAGTGTGCAAGGCAGCGTCTCAACTCGGCCTGAGTAGGCATAGAACTTATCTGTACCCATCCAGTAGGTCACGTTATTAGCCGTGATACAAGCCCGGGGAGACATGATTGAGATGTTGTCAGCCAACTCCTGCAAGGAGAACACATCCGTTGTACCAGTGAACTGTAATGAGTACAGGTGTGAGTCAGTAAATACTAGCGTCTCCTGCCGGGTAGGTAGCGCCCTGATAATCCTTGATCCACGAGATACTCGGATAAAACCTGCGGAATTTGTCGGGGTTGGCGCCCAGTTAACAGGATCATCCTGATTAGCCCACCTAATAAGAAGGGGGTCAAAATCACCAGTGCTACTAGAGCCGTAAGGCACGCAGCCAAAAGCGAGTAGATGCTTATCGTTTTGTGATACAAGAATTTGCATGGCTTCAACGGGGACACTTGCGGCTCCTGATAAAGAAGAAAGCAACACGGCACGGGTATTAAATGCCCCCGTGTACTCCCAGATATAGATTGGGCCATTACGGATATTGGCGATCAGGTCATTATCAAAGTTATCCATGAACCAGTCACGCTGCTGGTCTACAACCGGCGTAAGCGCACCCTCGCCCCACGTTAACCGACCCCAAGCACCAGCACCCCAGCCGTAACCATAGGCGATATACGGGTTGCCAATGTTGATCTGAAAGGCCGCTGTGATGGCTGTGCCGCCGCCGTTAGTTGTCGTGCTCGTAGCAGCGCTGGTCGTCTGAATGGTGAAGTTATTACCATCTACTACGGTTTGGATCTGAAACTCTGCATTAAACTCGGCTTGAGGGATACCGCCTATCGGGCCAACAACGCCTGAAAAAGTAACGTAAGAGCCAGCCGTAGCACCGTGGCTATTAATATTGACGTTTACTATTCTTGACAGGTTGGTGGTGTCAAAGCAGTTATCTGTAGTTGGGGTAGTAAGAGTCACCCGTAGTGGCGTGATGTCAACTAAGTTGCCGCCAATCTCAATGTATAACTTCTCGTTAGTCCCCATCCCCATGATGTTGTCGGACTCGGTAGTAATGTAGTTATACATCTGACGGCAAATGCCAGCCAGCGTAAAAAGGCCATAGCGCAGCCAGCCACCAATCTTTTGCGGGAATCCTGACCGGAAGCGGATCTTGTCGCACTCATAGAACCCGCCCTCACCAGCGTAGTTCGTCTGGTCTCGGTTTAGTCCGGGCTTGAACTGAAGGCGTGAGAGTGGCATTAGGCAACAAGTCCTTTTAAATACACCGTTTTACCGCCCTGCTTAGTAGCCGTCAAGTTCTCTTTCTTGAGGTTGGCAGGGTCGTAGGAGACATGAACCCATCCCGAATCTGGCACTCCGGGGGTGTAGAACTCAAGGATTAACTGGGTGTAGTCGAGGTTCTCCATAACCCACACGGCTAGGTCTGCGTTGGGCACACCGGGAATCTCAATGTCAGCGGCTTGTCCTTTACAATGGTCGGAGGTTTTGGAGCCACCCACCTTTGCGTTGACCTCGGGATGCCTGAAGCCTGAGTTGACCTTAACTCCCCGCTGGAAATGATCACGGACGGGCTGCAATACCTTCTCACAGAGTGTTTTAAGATTAGCAATCTCAGCCTCCCCGGGTGTGTTGTCCATGTCGTGCCGAAGAGCAGTCTCGCTCTTGACCAATTCCTCAAGCGTAAAGTTAGCGGTCAGGTTCATTTCTTCTGATCCAAGAGTTCATCAAGTTGCTGGGATTTCTCCTTGGAGCCAGCGCTAGAACCAAAGTAGTACCCAAGCACCATAGTCATAGCCGAGGTTAGCGCACCCAGCACGTAGATCAGGATGTCCTTGGACTGGCTGTTTACCTCAACGAATATGATGACCAAGAACAGGATAAAGGTCAGCGACACCGTGCCCAGCGCTAGGATCGGGGTCACAATCTTATTTATAGTCGGCGCAAACTCACTTGTGGCAATCTCAATCTCCCGCTTACGGGCTGAGTCCATCTCTTTAACGTGCGCCTCAAGTTCGGCTAACTGACCCTTCTGGGCCATCTCCATGAGCGTTGCTTGTGCCTTGGCCTTGGCTTCGGGGTCGGGCAGAACCTTGTCTAAGACTTTTTCCCCGATGCTTAGTAGCGCTGCAATCGGAATCATAGGTGCCCTTTCATTATGTAATAAATAGTTACTAAGAAGAACGATATGGTGAAGCACCAGATCTTCAAGGCTCTTAATTTAGCCAGATCCCTGCCAAACTCGTCCTTGCCTTCTTTTACTTCTTTCATCTGGCGCTCTTTAATTGCCAGAATCTCAACCCATTCCTTCTCGGCCTCAAACTTGCCGTACCGCTCTATTAAACTATCCTTTAATTCGTTTTCTGCTTCTTTAATTTGCTTTAATCTGCGCCACTCAGCAAAGGCGGTCATGATTGTGGTATCGCCTGTAACAACCCGCTGCCTTTGTTTAAACGCCTGCTTGGCTTGTAACTCGGCTACACCTAGACGCTGAATGTCATCTACCGCAGACGACAACTCCTTGCCGGACTGAATCGCCGATTTGATTCCCTGCGTGGCACCTTTTGCCGCAGTCAGTATTGGGTCTAAATCTGACAAGATTCATCCTTTTAGAACACGCCGCCACCAGCAGCGGGTAGTGTTGTCGCATGGATTGATACGTTTTGCTGGAGATCTAGGTCAACTCCACAGTCGGCGCAGGTGTCAGCCTCTAACTCAGACTCATCCAAGTCATACCCACAGGCTTTGCAAAGCAGTTCTACTTCGTGCTTTGGGACTATGGTGCCGTCAATGTCCTGCGCTTCGACTATGCGTTTCATATTTACCCCTGAACAGCAGCCATTAACTGCTCAACCGTTGTGCAGGCGGCAATCGCAGCCTCTTTCTCAGCACACAGCGCTACAACCGCAGCACGGTCAGCCATCACGTCACCGGGAATCTCCACGTTGCGCTCGGCCTTACGAATTACCATCCAGTCGGTCTGAGCCAGTTCGGAGTTTGCAGCGGCCTTGGTTTGGGCGATCCACTGGGACTTGAGACCTTTAGTGACCAGACGCTCTGCGGAATCAACCATTGCAGGCTCGCCATCAACCACGCCCAAGACCTGAACGTACATTGGGTTGCCCTGCTGGTCTACTTCTTCCCTGTCCTCAAGGGCCTTGGGGGTTGCGGTGTAGGTTGCCTCGACGGTCTGGTTGGTCTCGTTGACACGATAGGATGGGCCAGTTACCCAGTAGAACCGCTGGTCTTGTTGAGTGCCTTGGATGACCTCGTAGACACCTACGGACTTGCGCTCTGCCTCGGTAGCGTTGCGGATAAATCTGGCTGAGTACTGCTTCTCGCCAATGACAAAGGCTACATCCGGCTGGATGAGTTGAACGATGTTACCGTTTTGAACTACTGCGAACATAATGTTCTCCTTAAAAATTATCGTGCGTTAGCAAATTGAAAGGGTGCCTCGGCAAAGGCGGCGTAGATAAATGTATTTGTGCCGTTTATTCCTGAACTGCTTGTTCTTATTTTGAAACCATTAGAGGTGAAATCCATGTTATGTGGGCCTCTGTTGGTGTTAAAAGTAGACTCGGAGTCACTTGAATTAGGTGATATTCCTAATGTAGCCACGTTATATGTATCTCTTTTATTATCAAGCAAAGTCCACCATTGAGTTGTATTAGTGGTTTTGACCAATATAAAAGCGGGTCTAAATCCAAGATATATAAATGGCCCGTCATTAGAATTGTTGCCCGTATACGAACCAAAGGCAGAGTACCCCGCTACTGCGGCGAAGCAGTAGGCTACAAATGTATTACCGCTTCCATTAACACCGTCTGCACTACCTACCGTAAAGACAGTTGAAGTGGGAGAAGTATTATTCCAAGCAGCCGTTAAAGTTGAGGAACCGTTTGTTGAACTTAAATCAAGATAAGCCGTATTTCCAATAGAGGAGTGATAAACTGGCCATATTGTCGCCCCAGTTGAATTATTACGACATTTTATTATAAACATTGAAGGTGCTACACCAAGTCCGTGTCCAATAGTTGAACTTGTTACACCAGCGCCAGAATACGTCACAATACTAAACCCAGAGGTCGTGTTTGCTGAGACTGTCGAGGTTATGGTTCCTGCGGTGTTAGATGAGCCAGCACCGTTGGCTTTCCAGTTCCATGCTACAAATGTCTCCGAACTAGCGTTCATTGACGAAACAGAACCAAGCGAAAAACCATCGCTGTTAAACGCAGTTAGCGAGTTTGTTTCTGTTTGCTCGGCTGAAGTTTGTGATGATGACAGGGTTAAGGTTGTACCACGAACCGCATCAACTAG